CCATGACAACCGTAACCGTTAACGAAACTACTAATACGGTCACTGTTACAACGCCCGGTCCTGCAGGCCCATCTGGTGCTGCTGCTCTAATGGTGCGCGGTCAGGCTAGCAAGATGGATAGCGGCACCATTGACATAGTTACGCAGGGCGTGTACGTCTCCACCGGCTTAACCGGCACCTTTGACACCGCCACCGCAAGCGGCATGACACTTGGCACCACCAACGCATTTGCGGTGAAGAACACCAGCGGCGCCACCAAGCTGATGCAGGTCTACGGCAGCATCGACGCCAAGACCGTCAGCGGCAACAACAAGGTGCTCGGCATCAAGCTGGCCAAAAATGGCACAGCCATAGATCAGACTGAGTGCCGCGCCTTCACCGGCTCGGGCAACGAGGAAGCCAAGTTGATCACCAACTGGATAATCAGCATGGCCGCTAACGATGAAGTAGCACTGTTCATCGCCAACCACAGCAGCAACGTTGACATCACCTTTAGTCGCGGCAGGATTGTTGCCAGCGAGGTGTTTGCATGACACTAGCCGTTCCGCTACGCAAGGTTGCCAGCAAGTTGATGGCAAAGTTTGGCGGCGTGGCAACATTACGCCGCGTCACGCCTGGCATCTACAACCCAACTACTGGCACCGTCAGCGAAACCACCAGCGACACCGCCATCCGTGGTGTGCTGGAGGATGTGAACCTGCGTGAAGTCAATGACCTGATCCAAGCTGGCGATAAGCGGCTAATCATTGCTGCGGCAGACACGGCAGCAGTGCCGACAACCGCTGATCGCGTCATCATCAGCAATCGCAGCCTGCAGATAATTGAGGTGCGCACCATCGAGCAGGACAATACGGCCATCACCTATGAGCTGATCCTGAGGGACTGATGGCACGCCGGATCCAAGCCAGAGACATCGGTAGGTACTGCGAAGACCAGATAGAAAAGCTGCTGCGTGCAGCGGTGCTAGAGACTGACAGCCTGCTTAAGCGAGCTAGCCCGGTTGATACCGGCAGATTCCGCGCCAGCTGGCAGGTAGGCGAGAACGCAGCGCCTGGAGGCATTGCGCCGGAAGGGCAGTTCGATACAAAGAAAACTTTCAAGACATCCAAACGCGGCAGGACCACTCAAGAGGTGTTGCCTATTCAAAGGCTCGGCTACCAACAAGAGAAGGTCGGCAATATCTATTCAGTCCACAACAACCTGCCGTATGCAGAGCCGCTAGCGAGTGGCAGCAGCAAACAAGCGGATCCTGGCTGGGTGCAAGGTATCGCTAAGGATGTGCAAACTAGAGTGCAGGCAGCGGCAGCACGCATCGGCAAGGGGTCATGACAAGCACCTATAACGACATCCGCGCTGCCATTGAAGGACGCATTGCTACGCAGATGGCTGCAGCACCGACATACCCGGTCAGCTATCAGAACGTACCATTCACGCCGCCGAACAACACACCATGGCTGCAGGCGTTCATACGGTTTGGCGATAACGCCTATGCCACGCTGCTGGCGCCGTCTACTGGCTTTAACCGACAAAATGGCGTACTGACGGTCAATGTGTTTACGCCGCTAGGTGCTGGCACTGCGGCGAACTTCACCATTGCCGAGCGCATCAAGGATCTGTTTGACCGGCAAGTGGTCAGCGATATTCACTTCGACGCAGCATCAGGACCGGCGCAGATCACACCACCAGCGCCTGCAGCGTACTACCAAACGCAACTTACGATCACGTTTGAAGCGTATGTAGACTGACAGCAGTTCTTCCGCTGACTGATGTCTGCCACCGTTCTGTCCGGCACAGCCGGGGCGCTCTATTACAAACCAGCTGGCACCATTGCCACCTTTGCCGAATCTGGCGTTAATGCCACCACTGACGTGATCACCGTCTCGCCGTTCCTTGGCTTCAAGGTTGGCGACCCGGTGCAGTTTAGTGTGATCAACGTCAACACTGGCGCTGCGGGCTCTGGCACCCTGCCTGCCGGGATCTCTGCTGCTACTACCTACTACGTCATCAGCTACACCGCCAGCACTGGTGCCATGCAGGTATCTGCCACGCTTGGTGGCTCTACCGTGGCGATCACCGATGATGGCACGGCTGTAACGCCAAACATCTTTCAGGTGGCATACGACAGCTTCGTGGCAGTAGCCGAGGTGCGCGAGTGGTCGTTTGAAGTGACCCGCGAAGAGATCGACGTCACCACCATCGGCCAGGCCGCTGGTCAGACCGTGCCATTCCGCCGGTATATCAGCGGCTTTGCTGATGGTTCAGGCTCGGCCACCATCTACACCACCAGCGAAGACACCAGCATCGCCAGCCGCTTGGTTGCTGATGTGCTCCAGCGGGAGCAGGAGGGCGCCACAATGAAGCTGTACATCGATCGCGTGGTGAGCGGCGGCAGCGTCAGCGATACGCTCAGCCGTTCGATCACGGTGCCTGTCATCCTGACGGCTGCCAACTTCACGGTCAACCCTGACGACGGCCAGTCAATCGAAGTGTCGTTCCGCCCGAGCGACGCGCCTACGTTTGATCTGGTTAAGAGCTGATCACGCAGACACAGAAGCCCTGGTCTTGTACCGGGGCTTCCCCATGCCTACAATCCAATCGTATAGCGTAATCACATGGCTCGCGCACTTGATCGGCTCAAGAAAGCTGCTCACCTGGTTCCCATCAAGAAAGTCGTCACGCTGAGCGATGGCAGTGAGTTTGAGTTTTACTGCACTCCCCTTACGATGGCCGAGAGGGAGAAGGCGCAGAAGGATGCTGGAAGCGACGAGGCGATTGCCTTTGCACTGCAGCTGCTGATTCAGAAGGCAAAAGATGATGCCGGTCAGCCGTTGTTCAGACCCGGCGAAATCGCTGAACTGAAGAATGAGGTGCGTGATGAAGACTTGCAGATCATGATGCTGGCTGTCATCACAGACAAGAACGATGTAACCGAGGCAGAAGCGGGAAAGTAGCCGCTGAGTTAAAGCGTGACTTGTATCTAAGGCTCATGCTTCGCCTGGCTCGTGAGCTGGGCTATACACTCAGCGAATTAAGCCAGCGCATTACGAAGGAAGAGCTGCAGATCTGGGCAGCCCTATTTGAGATCGAAACGCAAGAGCAAGAGGAAGCGGCTAGGAAGAATCGCCGCAGGTAGACTGGCCTCATGCGAGGTTGTCGGCCATGTCTGTAGTTGCCAATATCGCCATCAATGTTGATGGCAAGCAAGCCAAGACGATCCTTGACGAGATCAAGCGCAAGGTAGAGGCCATGAATGGCACTTTCGGCAATGTGCCGGGTGCCACGCAGAAGGTGGGCGGTCTTACCAGCGCTATCGCAGGCATGATCCCGCAGCTTGCCATTGCGGCTACAACAATGGAGGTGCTGCGCCAGAGCGTATCAACGGCATTTGAGCGCGGCGGCGCTGAGCAGAGATTGCGCAACCTCACATCATCAACTGGTGAGTTCAATGCTGCGATTGCATCCGCAACTGGAGCATCAGCCAAGTTCGGCATTTCGCAGACAGAGGCCACGGTGGCATTGGCCGACGTCTATGGCCGATTAAAAGGTGTTGGCTTTGGCCTTAAGGAGACTACCCAGATCTATGAAGGATTTAATGTAGCCGCCAAGCAGTCTGGAATCAGCGGCGCTGATGCTGCTGGCGTCTTCTTCCAGCTCAGCCAGGCCCTAGGCAAAGGCAAATTGAACGGTGATGAGTTTGTCAGTGTCTCTGAGCGCATGCCTCAGTTGCTTGATCTGATCGCTCAGTCAACAGGCCGCTCGCGTGGCGAGTTGCAGCAGATGGCCCAGGAAGGCAAGATCACAAGCGATGTCCTTTATAGAGCATTGGCAACTGCAGCAGAGGGCTCAGGTGACTTAAATGCAAAGTTGACAGAACAGCAGCGCACCATGGGCAAGTTGACCCAAGTTACAGATCAGCTAAAAGCCCAGATAGGCAATGTATTTGCGCCGGTTGTTGTTGCTGGTGCGAAAGGCTTGGCTGTCATCGGTGAGAAGCTATCCGAATGGTGGGGATATCTTGGATCGCAAGTGTTCCCCAGGCTGCTTAAGGCGCTCAAGCCAGCCATTGATGAGTTCAGGAAGCTATGGACAGCGATCCCATGGAGCACCATCCTCGGATACCTGCAAGGATCAATCATCCTGGCGCTGAATAGGATCATCGGTGTAGTCAGGGTGATGGCGCCTATTACTGCGTTCATTGTCCGCAAGTTCCTTGAGCTTTCAAACAATCCGGTCTTTAAGTTCTTTACTGAACAGGCGGCAAAGCTACTTGAAAAAATGGGTGTCACCAACAATGCAGTAGATACATTCACTGCCAAGCAGGCTCAGGCACGCAATCAAGTCGCACAGACTGTTAATGCTTATAACTCGATGCCGCCCAAGATCGAGGCAGCAGCCGAAAAGAATAAAGGACTGATTGCAGCTACCAATAGCGTGCTGAATAATCTGCGTGCTCAGCAGACTTCACTCGATGCGCACGTTGCATCTCTTGAAAGGGGCGCCAGCGTTACATCGGCAAGATTTGCGGCAGAAAAGGCGATCAATGATCTCAGAGGGGTTCAACTAGAGCGTGAGTATCAGTTTGCCAAAACTGCGCAGCAACGACTCAACATTGCAGTTGCGATATTCAGGCAACAAGCGCAGGCTGCGGTTATCGAGTACCGCCAGGCACTAGACAACATTCGCCTGGAGAAAATCAAAGGCGAGTTGCAGCTTCAATCTGCCAGGATCAAATACGACCAAATCCGCGCAGAAGGATTGCTTCAGATCCTGCTAGCAAAGAACGTCGAGGAAGAGACCGCCAAACGCCAGAAACTAGGGGAAGCACTGCAAGCGCAAAATGCGGTCATAGACTCTACTGCCGATCAAGTTGCGGCGAATAAAGAGCTAGTCAGGTATCAGGCAATCACAGCAAAGGCGCAATTCAACGCGAAGATCCTTACCGCTCAAACCGCGCTAGAGCAGAAGCTAATCAGCGATCAGATTGGCTTGACGCAGGTTTCAGCACTAGCGGTGTCTCAAAGCTTGGCGAACGCTTATTCGTCATCGCAGTTTATGGCTCAGGCCACAAGTAGCATCGCCATCAACAGCGATAAATCCGCAGGCAATTTCATCAGGGTAGCTACCAACGCTGAAATGGCTGCCACCAAAATCAGGGAAGCAGCTGATGCTCAAGAACGACTGAACAGATTAAGAGGGCAAGCTACAGCGCCGACAGTCAGAGGAAAGACCCCGGTCAAGCGATTCGCCCAAGGTGGCTTCGTAAGCCGCCCGACGCTCGGTCTTATCGGTGAAGCTGGCGAATCCGAATATATCGTGCCTGAATCCAAGGCAGCAGGATTCGTGTCAAATTACCTGTCTGGAGTGCGCGGGGCGTCCGCAGTTGCAGCAGCACCTACCGGATCGACGGGTGGTAGCACTACGATCAACGTAACTACCGGCCCGGTGATGGAGTTCGACGGTCAGCGCTACGTCACCGTGACCGACATGGAACGCGCTATGCGACTGACCGCTGAAGGCGTGATCGGCCGGTTGCGTACACCATCTGCACGCATCGCGCTGGGCATGGCCTGATGAGAGCGCAAAGCCAATACCTCCGCATCTACGACGCTGCTGGCGTTACCTACCAGCGGTGGCAGAGCTACTACGCCAACACCAGCGTCACATGGTCGAGCGCCAGCTGGAACTACGTGCCATTCATCGCTGATGGCATCACCTCCGGCAGCAGTGGCACTGAAGAATCGGTTTCCGTCACCGCTGCAGCGACCGGCCTGGTGTTGGATGCGTTCCTTGCCGCCATCAGCGATGGCCGCCTGGTGGATCTCAGCATCTACCAGTTCGATTCCACCATCAACAACAACACACCGCAAGCTGGGCAGGAGCTGGTGGCTGCATACACCGGCCAAGTGGTTGGCGGCAATGGCGGATTGACTAGCCTGACCATACAACTCGGCTCGGCGTTGTCTCCCGTTGGAGCGCAAGTGCCGCCGCGCCGGTTGACATTGGCGATCATGGGGCAGGGCATCAGGCAGTGAGCTTCCTTTCCTCTAGCGATCCACTGGCACTGCTGGCCATCCAGGCCGGTCAGATCAACGCACCAGCTGATGCAACCGCCGCGCAGGGCACCACAGAGCTGGATCGCCCGCAGCGGTTCGCGCAGATTGGCGAGCCAGTGCCGATCGTGTTCGCCCGATTCCGCAACAGCAAAGGCGGCATCCTGATCAGCCCCGGCGCCACCGAAGCACGCTTTGAGAATGACGCCAGCAACAACGTCACCGCCTACTACATGCTGGTGCTGAGCGAGGGCCAGCTCGACAGCATCCCGGTGAAGGATGTGTTTCAGCGTGCCTGCCGCGTTGGCGCCCATACCCAGACCTACAACCGCAGGGCCGGCACCTGGACACCCGGCAACTTCCTGGTGCAGCGTGCCGGTAAGGATCTGCCCGAGGCGCCGTTCTTCTGCGGCACGGTCGGCAGCTACCCCGGCATCAGCACGCTCAGCTTCAACGTCACCATCCCAGACGGATTCGATCAGTACAACCGCCAGGTGCATCTGTTCATCCGTGGCGGCATGGCCGTCACCCGGATCTACGACAGCGTGACCGGCCCCAGCGACAACTTCGCGGACTTGGTGAAGTGGTTGCTGGTCAATACCAGCAGGGTGCCAGCGGCGATGATCGACAACACCGCACTGCTGGCAGCAGCCACGTTCCTTGAGGTGAACGGCTTCACCTGCAACCTTGAGATCCGCGAAAGCACCAACTACTCCGACCT